TGTTGTTGATAAGTTCAGGAACGCGTCGGCGCATTCAATACTGATCATGTTGTGTCCATCTATGTTGAACTCTGTGTTGTAATGCACGATGAAACCAATAAACAAAAACTCATTGTTGCGTGAAATGCGTACCTGCCTGCGCGGTTCAAAACCTAGACGCCCACGATCAACGTTCCAATACGGACTGGCACTATTGGCAACACTGAACTTATCTTGACCTAGCAAATCATCAATAGTGATGCTGCAAGTAGCAGCACCAAACTGCGCGTCTTGGCTACTGCGCCCACGTTTTATAGAAACACCAACAACATATTCAGTCACATCAAAGAAAGTTGTAGAGCCTTCTAAAAAGTTGTCGTCAAGAATACCTAGAACATCATCGTCAAGGGTAAAAACATTCTGGTAAAAACCTGCGTCAAGCTCCACCTTGTATGTGCCAATGTCATTCAAGCCACTCATTTATGCCACCTGAATATTGATGGCTCCGGAACGCCTATTGAACTTACGCAATTCAGCAACAATAAGATCCGGCAACGTTTCATCAGCGATCTTGCTATTGATATTCACAATGTATGTATCGCCACCACCGCCAAGACGATCCAAAGGAATAACTGCTTCTGGTGCTTTTTCCCCGATGAGCGCGAATGTGGGTTGGCTCACGATGCCACCGCGTGCCATTTGCGGTATTCCGTTTTGTTGTGCAAACTCATTGAAACGTTGCTTGCGTTCAGCGCGCGACGTTGCGTTCTTGCCTGCGTCAATGTATCCCTGAATGGTCTTGAACTTTTTGCCCAGTTGCTTATTGACTGTCGCAAGGAAGTCTTTGCGCTTGCCGGTCACATCAACAACACCAGTTTGGCTTTCAGCCTTGGCGCGTTCGCCTTTTGAAACACCAACACGTGCTGCTGACAATTCACGTTCTGCTTCTGCCAACCGCAACTTTGCTTCGGCTTCGCGATCTATTGCCTCGGCAACATTGTTTGCTGCTTCTACTTCATCTGCTTTGGCATCGTTCAACTCTTTCAAAGCATCTTTGTATGTAGTGCTTTCAGTTGTTGCGCCATTGATCAATTCGTTCAATGTTGTTTGTGCAGTGATAACTTCATTGTTCGCATCACGCAAAGCAATAGTCTGTTCTGTTTGTGCCAACTTTGCTTCTGCCAAAGCAATCTCTGCTTCACGGATCTCTTGAACTGTTGCCTCGCCGGAAGCGCGAAGATCATTCAATTCCTTTTCGGCATCAGTCACAGCGAACGATGCTTTCTCCGAATCCAAAGTAGCGCGCGTCTGATCGCGTTGTGCTTGTTCTAATGCTTCTTGTGCAGCCTTAGCCTGATCCGAACCGGCACCAAAGCCACGCACGATCTGGTCATAACGAGCTTGTGCCACAGACACTTTGTTGGTGGCGGTTTCAAGTTTCTGCTTCGCACTCGTCGTATCTTTGATGGCTTTCGTATATGACTTTTGATCAGAGCCAAAACCTTTCAAAGCACTAACATACGCACGTACTTTTTCTTTCGCTTTATCAACTGCACTGCCCAAACCGCCGGTTGCGCCACCTGCATTGTTTTGACCGCTAGTAAAAATTGCTAACGCGTCAGTTGTTGCTTGTGTTTCTTTGCGCATTGATTGAAACAGTTTGATAGCAGCAACAAAAGCATCAATCTGTGCTTTGGTGGCATTGGTTAGTGCAGGGATCTTCTGACGCAAATTATCGTAAGAAGCAGCTTGTGAATCAATATTTGGGTTTGCGCTACGTGTTTGTTGATCAAGGTTATCAACATCGGCTGCAACAGAATCAACAGCAGCAGCCCAATCAGTGATCGCACCTTTATTGTTATTGACGTAATCTTTCAATACGTTGATTGACGCGCCATATTGCGTCAGAACATCAATAGAACTCTTGAACGCTGGATTCGCGCGATACAAGTTTGCCAACGCTCTGTCTTGTGCGTCGCCTTCCAATTCCAAAGCATCAACAAAGTCCACTGTTGCTTGTTGTGCCTTTGACTTTTGTTTTGCATAGGAACCATAGATAGCAGCAGCCAATGTAAGCAACGCGGTGATGCCACCGGCTGCGATCATAGCCAGTCTTGCTTGACCCAAACGCGTAATAAGTTGAGAAACCGCACCGCTGGATAACGTCGTAATAATTTTCATTGCACCCATAGCAGCCGTGTATGAAATGGTTGCCACACGCACAGCAATGAACGCACCAGTCAAACCAACTACGAGCTTGCCGAAAGTACCTAAACTTGAAATGCCGTTCAAGATGCTTCCGGTCAGATACGTGATACCTGCGCCGACACCCTTCTCGCCAACGATCTCGGCAAATGTGGACATAACAGGAACAACGCGATCAATAACAAATGTTGCGAATCGTTCAATGTATGGAATGAGTACGCCACCCAATTCTTCTTGAACGTTACCTATGGCAACTTTCATGCGATCAAAAGCAGTAGCACTAGCAGCAGCCGTACCGCCAACTTGTGATTCAATTTCTCCCAAGATTATTTTCTGTGCTTCAAGCACTTTGCCAGATGCCACCAAAGTTTTTATCTGCGCTTTTTGTTGATCAGTAAAGTTGATACCGGAACGTGTCAAAGCAGTTATACCTTTGACTGGGTTTGACAATGCTTTACCAAGTTGAATAGCAGCCGAATCAACAGAGCCGAAAACATTTGCCAAGTCAAGAGACAACGCGCTTGCTCGGTTGAAAATATCATTTCCCGCGCCAACTTCATTTCGGATCTGCTTGAACGTCAAAAGCAAATTCAAACCAGTTTGTATCGCTTCATCATCAATGCCAGTTTTCAAAGACAAAGAGGTAGCGAGATTACCAATCTGCTTTGACGTCATGCCTGCTGCACCACCGGTGGCTTTAATAATTGCTTCGGTTTGACGCATAACTTTTTGCGACTCATAAGCAGCGTTTGCCAAACTGCCACCAACAATTCCTGCCACGCCTGCTGCGATGCCACCAAACTTTGCGAATGTTTTGCTCGCACTTGTGAAAGCCTTATCAGTATTGACCAATGCGAAAGCACTACGCTGTCCGGCACCATCAAGTTTCTTGAAGTCGCGAATGGCTTTTGTGATTCCACGCGAATCAAATGTGGATATAACTGGAACAACGACAGCCATTTACTTCATCAACTTTCCAAATTGCCCCAAAACGTTTCGTGACTGCGATGATGCCCGACGCGATTGTGCCAGACGTGAAGCTGTATCGGCTGCGATCTCTGCGGAGAAACGGCTTTCAAGGCTACGCAAAATGTTTTCAACATCTTTCGTCAATTGCGGAATATGTTTCTGCACAGTACCCCACATGACGCGTGACTTCGGCTTCCCGCGCTTTGCTTTATTCAAATTCTTAACGAATGATTCCGCGCCAGTGGTGCGGGTCTTATTCGCTAAATCATAAATAGCACCGGCAGCGTATGTCTGCTTGATACGAAGGATCGTGTATGTGCCATCTGAACGACGACGACGCGAACCATCATCAGCCTTCACGCCACTGCGCACTCTGCTTTGTTGATACCTAGGGAAAGAAGCTCCGGCTGCACTTGGTTGTTTGCGCCCACGATCAGTTCGCCCATACTTTGTCCAATTGACGCCACGACGCGACTGCCAAGGATCCTTTGGGAACTCCGCGCGAACGGCACGCACTGTTGGATCTGCTTTGGTGATCAATTGCTTTTTAATGTCTTTGTATGCTTCACGTTCAAAGCGTTGCAAATATTGAACCGTTGATTGCACTCCATGAACCGCGACTATTTGTGCCATGTTACGATACTACAACAATTCATCTAACTGTGATAAGGCTTGCGCGTTGTTACTTATTTGTCTTGAAGGTTCAAACGGCGAACGCCTACCGTTATTCAAATAAATCAACATGGCATTGATGTAATCTTCCGGTTCACTAATCAAAACGGAAATTGGTATTCCTGTTTCAACCGCCATATAAGCAAGCAAATAGTGAGCGGTGCCTAGTCCAAAGGGACTTCGTTACCGTCCTCGTCGCGAATTTCAATTTCCGCAACTGTGTTGATCCAATCCGGATCAAACTGCATTGTTGTACGGTTCAAACGTTTTTCGGCGTGCCATGCAAGCCAAGCGAGATCTGTCAAACGTAGTTCTTCTTCAAACTTAGTAACACTACGGTTCCATGTTCTTTCAAAAGCAACGAAGTCAGCGAATACTGCATCAACGTCTTGTTTCTTTTGGTCGTTGAATACGATGCCCAAACTAATTTTCATTTGTGTTTCCTTCTCTTGAAGTTTGTGAACTTAGGAAGTTGCCTTCGCAATGGTTCCACCGGTGAACGTCAATGTGGTCATTGCAAGCTCTCCAACACCAGCAGCGACTGGTGTGTGCGAAGCGAGGAACGCGCCGGTGATTGTGTAAGAAGGATTGGTTGCACCAACAACAGCAGACGTTGGCTTGATGACCAATGTGGTTGTGGTGCCAACCAAAGGATAGATCGTTGCTTCAACTTTTCCGG